ATCGAAGAAGGATTCGACCTGTGCGGCAACTGCGCCGAAATCTTGTGGGATTTGCTCAAAAAGCCGAAGGAGGAATAACCAATGACCTACAACCTCAACGAATTTGCCAAGGAAGTGCACCAGAACGCCATCGAACACGGCTTTTGGGACGATGATGCTACCGACGAACGCCAAATCGCACTGATCCACTCCGAATGGTCGGAGGCGCTACAGGCTGACCGCGGCGGATGCGCACCACGGGAGGTGTGCACGGAGCTGATCGACGGGGTGCTGAGGGTGCTGGACTACTGTTCGCAGAAGGGCTGGCTGGTGGGCGATAAGGGTTGGAATTATCAGCTGGATTTTTTTGCAATGGTATGCGAGCTGCACGAGCTTACACACATATTGTATCACGAGGGGATAACAATATCTCTTCCCAATTGGCAAATCATCTCGCTGGTGTCTGCTTTTGTCCGTTCTTTCGGCCTCGACCCCTACGAGCTGATGCAGGAAAAGCACGCCTACAACTTGACCCGCCCACACAAGCACGGCAAAAGGTATTGACAAAAACCCTGTAAGACGTTCTTGAGACGATTTTGATACAAAAACGAACTGTTGACAGGGTTTCTCAGGTGTGGTATGATAGAATCGGTTAAGGAATAAGGATACCGAAAAACCAGTCTCAAAGCCACATTCACAAGAGCGATTCGGAAATGATCCGGGTCGCTTTTTTGCATCCGTAGCGTAGTTGGCAGCGTGCCAGCCTTCCAAGCTGGCGGGGTGGGTTCAAGTCCCATCGGATGCTCCATGGCGCGTCTTTTGTTTTTTCAGCGCGCCCTTACCGGGCTATAAGCCCAGCCCCGTTTCTTTGTCATTTCTTGGCGGGGTGTCCGGCCTGCGCAATTGCGTTTAAGGCTGGCTATGGAGGGATACCCAAGGAAGCCGAAGGGGTCAGGTTGCTAACCTGATAGGCCATATCTATGGCGCGTGGGTGCAAATCCCACTCTCTCCTCCAAGCTGGTTAAGAGCAAAAGAGGTTCCAGCGCGCAACAACCCATATGCCGTTTGGGCTGACGTTAAGGCCCACCACATGCTGTCATAGCTCAGCGGTAGAGCTTCCGGGCAGACCGAACGGTATCTGATCGGACGGTTGCAGGTTCAAATCCTGCTGGCAGCTCCATGGGGACAGGGTTTTGCCATCGCCCTCCCCTCTCTCCCTTCCTGAGGTACCCGCCGTTTCCCTTCCTCTTTTTCGGCGGGCACCATTTTTATCGGTGTAATGCAGCGGTAGCATGTATGATTTGGGATCATACAGTCGTGAGTTCGACTCTCACCGCCGATACCATATGAGCGGTGCGTCCAAGAGGCGCGGGATTCCTCCTGCATGGTGGGGTGCGGGAGATCAACTCCAGATTTTTGGGAGGTCGAAATGCGGTGATCGAGTGAAACATGATTGGGTTACGATCAAAACCGAATATGTGACGACTACAATCAGCACTCGAAAGCTGGCTGAAAAGTGGGATGTGCCTTACAACACGATCCGTGATAGAGCAATCCGGGAATCGTGGACTGAGGCAAGACAGGAATTCCGGCGCAAAGCGGCAGACCGTACAGAGCAAATGGTTGCCGATGCGATATGCTCCGAAAGCGCCGGATACATCTCAACTCTGATGGATGCTGCAAACCTTGCATCCCGCGCTGTGTACGATGCGCTGTCCAACCTCGGAGGCGCGTTGATTACAAAGGCGAAAGACATCAAAGACATGGTGGATGCCATCAAGATCATCCACGACATGTACGCCAATTCCAGCGAAGCGGAAGGAATGCCAGAGGATGACGGTCTGACTGCCGCCCTGATCGCCGCTACCTCAGAGGTTTGCTCTGGTGAGGATGACAGCAACCTGCTGCCGGAGGAAGAAACCGATGAGGAATAAACCTGCGGAGTTTAAGTGGGGGGCGCTGTCCAAAAGACAAAAGATGATCCTGACATGGTGGCGTTCTGGCAGCACATTCGAGCATTGCAACGGCATCATCGCTGACGGTGCTATCAGAAGCGGCAAGACGGTTTCGATGGGCTTCTCTTTTGTGCAATGGGGCATGGAGAGCTTTAACGGCTGCAATTTTGCCATCTGTGGAAAGACCATCGCTTCCCTGCGCCGAAATGTGCTGAAAACGCTGATTCGGCAGCTGAGGGCCAGAGGATACAAGGTCAAGGAGCGCAGAGCAGATAACCTGCTGATCGTCAAAAAGGGTAAAGTAACGAACGACTTTTATGTTTTCGGCGGCAAAGATGAGGGGAGCCAAAACCTGATTCAGGGCATCACGCTGGCTGGGATCTTTTTGGATGAGGTCACCCTGATGCCTGAGAGCTTTGTCAATCAGGGCACAGCTCGCTGCTCTGTGACCGGGAGCAAATTCTGGTTCAATTGCAACCCGGAGGGGCCGTACCATTGGTTTTATCGTGACTGGATCCTCAAGAGCAAACGGCGCGGGTTGGTCTATCTCAGGTTTACCATGGAGGACAACCTGACCCTGACAGATGAGATCAAGGCCAGATACCGGATGCAGTATGTGGGCGTGTTTTTTATGCGCTACATCCTCGGACTGTGGTCAACAGCTGAGGGCGCGATTTATACGCCATGGTGCGAAGACGAAAAATTTTTCCTCCACCAACACGAAAAGGCCGATATCGTCCGCTCGGTCATCGGCGTGGACTTTGGCGGCAACGGATCTGCAACGGCGTTTGTCTGTGTGGGGATCCTGAGGGGGTACAGAGGCGTTACCGTTCTTCGAGAGTACTACAAAAAGGGTATCGTGACCCCGACAGAGCAGGAAAACGCTTTTGTGGAGTTCGCCCGTGGTTGCCAGGAGGATTACGGGACGATGGAGGTTCGGTGCGACAGCGAAGCCCAGACCCTGATAGCAGGATTCAAGGCCGCCGCCCTCCGCAACCGACTGTATCTGGATATCAAAAATTCGATCAAAGGCAAAATAATGGATCGCATCAGCTTCACGACCCGGCTTATGGGTCGTGGGGCTTTTTTTGTTTCTCCCGGATGCAAGCACGTCCGGGAAGCTCTGTCCTCTGCGGTGTATGACGCAAAATCCAAAGAGGACAAACGGCTCGACAACGGCACGACAAACATCGACAGTCTGGACGCGATGGAGTACGCATTCGAGCCGGATATGGACAAGATTATCAAATTAAGCGGTTTGAGGTGATAGTGTGGCGGGAGTTGTGGAGGCGTTTCTCCGGCGGCGAGGTTTTGCGCTGCCAAACGATAAGATGCGCAAGCTGCAACAGCTCTGGATGAGCTGGTATCGCGGGGAGGCCATCGACAAAGCGCATCTGTATACCGTGCGCTATCAGGATAAGCCGGTTGTCTGTGAGCGCAGGCGGCTGGGCATGGCAAAGGTTGTCTGTGAAGATTTCGGCTCGCTGCTCATCAATGAACATGTGCAGATCAACTGCGATGGATTTGACGAGCTGCCGGACATTCTGAGTGACAACGAGTTTTATACCCGCATGAATCGTCTGGCTGAGATTACCATGGCAACCGGTACCGGCGCTGTGGTGGAGTTCATCGACGAAACAGGCGCACCAACCATCGACTATATCCGCGCAGAAATGGTCTACCCGCTCAGCTGGGATGGTGACCGTGTGGATGAATGCGCTTTTTGCAGCAAAAAGACCGTTGCGCGGGAGGATGGCACAACGGAAGAGATCTGTTATGTTCAGATCCACCGCAAGACAGATGGCGGCTGGCATATCGAAAACCATTGGTTGAAATCCAACGGCGATGAGCTGCCGTTGCCTGATGGACTGGCGGCGCTTTCCCCCACTTCCCCCGTGCCCCTGTTCCAAATCGTTCGCCCGAACACCATCAACACGGCGGATATTGACAGTCCTCTGGGAGCTTCTGTTTTTGCGGATGCGCAAGAGCAGCTGATCGACTGCGACATCATCTGGGACAGCTACATCAATGAGTATGTACTGGGCAAAAAGCGGCTGCTGATGCCGTTGGAGCTTACGCAGCTGCTGGTGCAGCATACGGCAGCAAACAGCGCATTTGCCGGGGATGCCACGGAGCAGGAAAAGCTGTTGATGCAGCCCGTTTTTGACCCGTCCGATACGCTCATCTACACTTACAGCGCAAAAGACGGCGACAAACCCATCGAACTGGATATGAAGCTCCGTGTGGATGAGCATGACAAGGGGTTGCAGCGGGCTATTGACCTGCTCTCCAAAAAGTGCGGACTTGGCATGGGCCGGTACCAGGTCGATGGCGGCGGGGTAAAAACCGCCACGGAGGTCATCAGCGAAAAAAGCGACCTGTACCAGAGCCTGAAACGGCACGAAAAAACCTTTGGTGATGCCATCGTGGGCATGGTCAAGGCGTTGGCGTTTCTGGCGGGAAAGACCGCTGAAGATATCACGGTCAAATTTGACGATAGCATCATCGAGGATGCAGCGGCCACTCTTGACCGCCAGATCAAAATGGTCACAAACGGCCTGCAAAGCAAGCTCCATGCCCTGATGGCCGTTCATGGTATCACCGAGGACGAAGCCCGGAAGCGGCTGGAGGAAATCGCCGCAGAGGAAAAAGTGAGCGCAGATGCCGCAGAACAGGCGATGTTCGGCGGGCTGGGATGATGAGCCGGGGAGGGATCTGATTGGCAAAACTGACGGATTTCTCCGACTCCATCGCGGATGTGTACGCCGCTTGCGAAGATCAGCTGCTGGTTAATCTCGCAAGGCATTTTAACGTGAAAGCCACAGGAAACACCGCCTCCTTTAATTGGGAGGTGATGATGCTCTCCAAGATGGGAGCTATCAAAAGGGAATCCTCCCAGATCATCGCCAATCTGACCGGCAACAATGAGCCGATGATCCAGCTGGCGGTGGAAACGGCAATGCTCAACGCTCTGGATGGTGTGGAGCCGGAATTGCAAGCAGCTGCAAATGCGGGTCTGCTGTATGGAACTGATGTGACCATGGCTGACAGCATCCGCAGCAAGCTGACGGCCTATTCCCGGCAGGCATACGAACAGCTGAACCTTGTAAACACGGTCATGCTGGATGATGTACAGAGAATCTGGCGGCTTGGCGTATCAACAGCGGCTGACCTGCTGAAAGATATGGAAAAGCTGGCTGCAACCCAGAATATTCTAAATCGGGAAACAGGTAAGCTCATCACAGGGGCCAGCACCTTACAGGAAGCTGTGAAATCTGCGGTCAGGCAGATGTCAGCCAATGGAGTGACCGGATTTATCGACCACGGCGGGCACCATTGGACACCTGAGGCATATGCCAGGATGGACATCAATACTACCAGCAGCAACGCAGCCAATCAGGCTGTGCTTGACAGAAACCGTGAGTTCGGGAACGACAACATATGGGTGCGCGTCAACACGACGGCGAGACCCGACTGCTACCCATGGCAGGGAAAGTGTATCAACATGAGCAACCGGGAGTTTGACACTGTGGACGGCGAAGGACGGCGGGTGCATGTGTATCCTGTCAGCCAGACCACCTACGGACAGCCTGATGGGATCTACGGCATCAACTGCCACCACGGCCCCATGAACGTTTTCATTCCGGGCTTTTCAGCGGTTACTGATACACCGGTACCCGGCAAAAGTGGCAATGATGAGCGGTACGCATTGAGCCAGCGGCAGCGGCGCATGGAGCGTGATATCCGCTACGCCAAGCGGGAAAAGCTGATGCTGGAAGCTTCCGGAGCGGCTACCGAGCAGGATATAGCCGATGCAAACGCCAAAATCCGAAGGAAGCAGCAAAAGCTACGGCAATTCATCTCTGAAAATGACGGACTGTACAGAGATTACCGCAGAGAAGCCGTCTATACATCTTTTGATAAGTGACATCAAGCGTCTGAGCCATCCGGCTGGGCGCTTTTTGTATACCCAAACGCGCTGGGCAACGCGCGGGAATTTGTCTACAGGACATTAAACTGGAGGGCCCTCTAATGACCAATATCCCCATGAATTTGCAGTTTTTCGCCGACGGCGGCGATGGCAGCGGCGCACAGCAGGCCGCAGCTGAACAGCCGGTCATCAACACTGCTCCCACCCCTGCTGAAAGCCCTGCCGCACCAACGGCAGCTACGCCTCCCCTGTCAGTGGAAGCTTTTCTGGATGCCATTGAAAAGCGCGTACAACGAGCCGAAAGCGGTGCCGTGCGATCTTTTGCTCAGCAGCACGGAACATCTGAACAAGAGTTAACCAATCTGCTGAAAGCCGAACAGGAAAAACGTAGAGGTGCAGATGTGCAGCAACAGATTGACGCTGCTAATGAACGCGCCAACAGCGTCATGATTGCTGCAGAAACAAAGATTATGTGTGCAGAGATGGGATTTGTGGACTCTGATGTTGCCTATCAGCTGATGGACAAGACTGCCATCAAAGTGGATGCCAATGGCAAGGTGACCGGCGTTAAGGAAGCTCTGGACGCTCTGAAAGCTGCAAAACCTTTTCTTGTCGCACAGCCTCAGCCTGCTGCATGGGGCCAGAAGCAGGGAGATAACGGCGCTGGTGGTCTGAGTCTGGCTGCCCAGCGCGAAAAAAGCTACCACGAACGAAAATACGGAAAAGCAAAGGAGTAATGCCAAATGAGTTTTATCAACTCCAACAACGGCAACGCTTACGCTCCCGGCTGGTTTTTGACCGGCGATGAGCTTTGCGAACGCCAGACCCATCAGATGGAACAGGCCAACGCCACCGATGACGGAAATGGTGGCAAGTACATCCCCATGGGCACCGTATACCCCGCCAACGACGAAACCGCTATCGGCATCGTGTACGAAGATGTGGATGTGACAACCGGCGACATGCCCGGATCCGTTGTGACCCGTGGCACTGTCTACGCTGACCGCCTGCCCGTTGCCATCGACACCGACGCTCAGACCGCTCTGGAAGCGAAGGGTTTTGTGTTTGTCGATGAGCTTACCGTAACCCGCCCCTACTGAGAGGAGTGAACCAAAATGCCTGATTTTGTAAACAATATGCTCGGTTTTGTGCCCGAAGCTGAATGGCTGAACGTTGGATTCAACGTCCAGCGCCCCAATGACCCTATCGACACTCTGTTTGGCGATGAACGAACCAGCAACCTGATGGCTCGCTGGCAGACCATTGCCGACGAATACAACACCCCCATGATGGCTCAGTTCCATGCTTTTGACACCGAGAGCCAGAAGACTTTCCGCATCCCTGTGGACACTCACAACGTGGAAAAGGGACTGATTAAGGTAAAGATCAACCAGTCCGAGCGCATGCGTGAGCTGCTCAACTCTGGCGTTCGCCAGAACGAGCTGTACAACTATGTTCTGGACGATGGCATCCGTCTTGCTGATCAGGTTATTACCCGTTCCAAGGTCGCCAAGAATGAGCTGCTGGCCACCGGTCAGGTGACGATCCATGAAAACAATCTGGATCTGACTGTTGACTATGGTGTTACCGCAGCTCAAAAGAATTTCACCATCGACTTGACCGGTGATGTGCTGGCACAGATTCAAGCTGTGATCGATGCGGCTGCTGCCAAGGGTGTTACCCTGACCGGCATGATGACTTCCCGCAAGACCCTGTCCAAGATCCGACAGAATGCTCAGGTGAGCAAGGATATCAACGGTGCGCTGGGCGGTATGGTGCGCATGGCCAACTTTGAGGATTTCATGAGCAGCGAATTTGGCATCAATCAGGTGCTGACCAACGACCTGAGCTACGGCGCATCCTCCACCATTGGAACGGACGGACGGCCCCAGATCACCAGCAAGCGTTACTTCCCCGAGGACACCATCTCCTTCTTCGCTGCCAACGTTGGAGGAAAGATCGGTGAGGGTATCTGGGGAGATCCTCCTGAGGTGAGCGTTGGCGCTCATCTGGATGTGAGCCAGAGCGCTGCCAGCCCCTATGTCTATGTGACACAGTGGGCTGAAAAAGATCCTGCTGTGCTGTGGACGAAGGCTTCCGGCCTGTTTATGCCCGTCCTGTACAACCCCTCCAGCTTGTGGATTGCCGAGATCACCGAGACCCCCGAGACCCCCGAGACCCCCGAGACCACGGGGGAAGCGTAACCGCACTACTCGATGAGCCTGCGCCCGAGAGTGCCGTGGATCTGGACAGCATGACCAAGAATCAGCTTTTGGCTTATGCGGCAGACCACGGCATTGAGGGCGTTAGTAGTGCGATGCTGAAGGCTGACATTCTGGCGGCTATCAAGGCAGGTGTATAACCATGCTCAATGCGGATGAATATTTAGAATTGACAGGATATACGGCTCCAGCCGATTTTCTGGTTTGTCTGGCAGCGGCTCAAGAGATCATTGACGCTTACACGCTATACGGCTATGTCGGACGTGACATCGAGGCGCTTCCGAAGGTTGTACGGGACCGATACAAGCGGGCGTTGGCCATGCAAACGCTGTACATCAGTCAGCAAGGCGGTGTTTCGGCGATGAGCGAGGGAAGCCCAAACACCGTTACGTTAGGTAGCTTTTCGTACTCTGGCGGCAATACCGCATCCAGCCAGCAGAATGTATCCAGCTTGCTGTCTCCAGCGGTTCGTGTTTTTATGCCTGTTTTGGTTGCCTTTGTCAGAGGAGGTTGACCAATGAGACCCATCCCTGTTAGCTTGCTGATCCACAATGCAACCCTAAACGATGTATCGCTGGATGAAAACTTTTCTCAGCTGGATACCGAGGTTGCTGCTTTGCATCAGGTGCGGTTTGAGCAATCAACACGGGTTGTGGTGGGTACCGATAACGCCGATGTGCAATGCACCGCAATGCTGTTTTTTGATGCCATCAGCAGTATGCCGCAAGGCTTGGAGATCAAGGTGGAGCAATCCATCATCTGGGAGGGCAGGCGGTACATCGTGCAGGCCGTGAGGCCGCTGTATGACAACCGGAAACTGCACCATCTGGAGGTTGATCTGAGCGATGGCTAAAAAAACGGCAGGGTTGACCATTAAGGTTAATCCCAGCACAGCCAATCGGATGCATCGGGTGTGGGAGCAAAAAATCAGGCCAGCCGTTGCGCAGGAAATCCTGCAAAACTGCAATGAATTCTGCCCGAGGGATAACGGAGATCTGATGAAAAGTGGACACGTTGAGAGCGGAGGAAAGTACATTGTTTGGGACACCAAATACGCCGCCATTGTCTACTACACCGGCAAAAACATCCGGCGGGTGAAAAACCCAAACGCCTCTGCCCGCTGGGCTGAAGTTGCCAAGCGGAAGTACAAAAAACATTGGGCTTCCTTGGCAAACAAAATTGCCCGAAAGAGGTGAGGACGATAGCCGCAATGACTGAAATCCTTGAAGCTCTGCGAGATATCGCCCTCGCCGCTCAGGATACCTACACCGTTGTATACAACGGAGCGCTGCCATCCAACGACAGCATGTGCATGACGCTCGGGCCGGGGTCTGAGGTCGATATCGGCCTTGATTACCGTGGCGACCATGAGCTGGATATCGTGTGCAATGCAAAGCACGGCAACCAGACTACCGTTATCGATGCGCTGACATCTGTTTACCTGATGCTTTCCCGAATGCAAACCTTTCCAAAGGGGGATGGATGGACGATCCACAGAGTGGAAGGATATTCCAGCCCTCGCTTTTTGGAGAGGGATGCAGACCAATTTACCTACGGGTGCAGTTTTAATGTGCTCGTTACCATCGACTGACATCCAGAAAGGATGATGATCTATGCCTAAAGTAATGCGCCATATGTTGCGCGAATATTACGGCATTCCCGCCGGAACTGACGGAGAATACGAATATCACTACATCAACACCGGTTTCACTCGTCTGGAGGAAAACGGCAACGCCCAGACCGAAAGCGAGGCATACATCGGAGATGTGAACGCCACCACCGACGTTACCGGCTACGAAAACAGCTGGTCGTACACCACCCAGTACATCAACGACAACGATGTTTGCAAGGATTTGGTGGACATTGCCCGGTTGCAGAAGACCGGCTCTGACTGCGTGCGAAGCTTGATTTCCATTGACATGAGCGAATCTGTTGACGGGAATGAAACCAGCTTTGCAGCCCGCCGCCAGACCATTGTGGTGGAAGCTGCGCCGCCCAAGGGTGACCCCCGCAGCATTACCACTTCTGAGGGAACTTTCCACCAGAATGGCAATCAGGAGCTTGGTACATTTGACATTGCCACCAAGACCTTTACCACGGACGCTGCCTAAATCTCAAAATCAACCACGGAGGGCATCTGCTTTGGGTGCCCTCCTCTTTTTGTAGGAGGTAAAAACCATGATCGAGCTGAACCTGACCGCTCCTGTAATCCCCACCATCAAATATATGGGCCATGAGTTTGCTGTGCAGATGGGTGAATTGGACATCATCGATCTGTTGGAGCAGGCGAAAGATCGTGCGATGAATCTGAAAGACAAGCCCAGCATCGACGATATTCTTGGCTATCTGCGCCACATCAACGAAGCCATCGACAATATTCTGGGCGAAGGTGCCATGGCCAAGCTGGCTGCCGGACGGTCTGTAAACGCCGCTACCGCCATGCGCTGGCTGAGAGATGTGGCTGGCGATGCCTTGAAGGCCAACATGGAGGCTTGCAAAGCCAAGAATGATTGAGTTTTCCATGTCCCGCAGCCGGGAGAAGCTGCTGCCGGAAAAGATCGTCCTGCCCGGAACGGACGTGGAGATTCCGGTTGATGCGGATTACAGGACGATTCTCAAGTGTTTCAGGATCCTGCAAGACCGAGATATCCCGGAACACGAAAAGCAGTACATGCTCAACGAGTGCTTTTTCCGTGGATTTGACGGCTTTGTCATCCCGGATGAGGTGCGGGTGGAGCTGTTTATGGCTTTTGTTCGGGAGGATGGGCAGGAGATGGACGATTCTGACCCCTGCCCAACCGACTACGAACAAGATGCAGATGCCATCTATTGCAGCTTTTTGCAGCAATACGGCATCGACCTGATCGACATCCCGTTTTTGCATTGGCGTAAGTTTACGGCCCTTCTGGGTGGCCTGAGCGACAAAACGCCATTTGTATCCCGCATTCAACTGCGGGAAGCAGATGCGTCCAAAATCAAAGATCCGCGGGAAAAGGCGAAGCTTCTTCGGGCGCAGCGGCGGGTAGCCCTGCGGGAGAAAACAGTTCCCCTCTCCGCTGAGGAGGAAGCGGCGAGAAACGCTCTGGACAAGGCGCTGGAGAGCGGAGATCTCAGCAACCTGCCAGAGATCCTCAGACGATTGAGAGGTGATGACGATGCCAGCAGCAGCTGACGGCTCTGTTGTTTTTTCGACAGAGCTTGACGAGAGCGGCCTTAAATCCGGCCTGAGCAAGCTGTCAAGCGTTGGCGGCAAATGGGCAAAGGGCTTTGGTGTGATGATCGGTGGCGTTAGTACGGCCCTCCTTGGTCTTGCCAAGATGGGCATGCAGTACAACAGCCAGATGGAGAACTACCAGACCAACTTTGCCGTTTTGCTGGGTGACGAAGCCAAAGCCCTTGACTACGTTGCCCTGATGCGGGAAAAGGCCGCAAAGACCCCGTTTGGCATGGAAGATCTGGCATCTGCCAGCCAGACAATGCTGTCATTTGGTATGTCCGCTGAGGACAGCATGAAATACATGGATATGCTTGGCGACATCTCGCTTGGCAACAAGGACAAACTGGGCAGTCTGTCGCTGGCTTTTTCGCAGGTTTCCAGCGCGGGAAAGCTGACTGGACAAGATCTGCTCCAGATGATAAATGCGGGATTTAACCCGTTGAACACAATCGCCGAAAAAACCGGTGCATCTATCGGCGACCTGAAAGCCGTCATGGCGGGTGACAAGGCATCCGATGAGTTCGTAGCCCTGTTGGCTGCTGCCGAAAAAGAAGTGGAAGCTCTTGGCGACAACGCCTCTGACAGCGCAAAAATGCTGGCTCAGATCGGGCGCGAAGGCGTGATTTCCGCTGATATGGTCGCTCGGGCCATGGAGATTGAAACCAGCGCGGGCGGGCGGTTCTATCAGGGTATGCTGAAAGCGTCAAAAACTATGTCCGGCATGATCTCCACGTTGAAAGATGATGCCATGAATCTGGTTGGAAACGTTTTTGCACCTCTTTCCGCGGCTTTTGCAGAAAACATTCTGCCGCTGGCTAGCGAGTGGTTGTCCAGCTTGACAGCAGCATTTGAGGAAGGCGGAACTTATGGCCTGATAGACGAGCTTGGCAACGTTTTGAGTGACATTCTCGTTCGGGGGTCGAAAGCGCTTCCCGGAATGGTAAACGTAGCCAGCAATATTCTATCATCTGTGGTTTCCGCACTGACCAAAAGCGCCCCGTCGATGGCTACTGCGTTGGCTTCCATTTTTGAGTCGCTGAATATCGGTTTTTATCAGCTCGTACCGCAGCTTGCGGATGGACTTTCAGCCATCCTTCCAGAGCTTGGCAACTCGTTGGCAGAGTTAGCCCCGAATCTCGTCCCCGTTATATTTGACGGAATAGGGAGCGCCTTCGTCACGCTTTCGGCCAGTGCACCGCAGCTTCTTGACGCTGCCATTGCGATTTTTGACGGTCTGATCGCAGGAATTGTATCGTCACTCCCGATGATCGGTAATGCAGCTTTGACAATTCTCGAAAATCTGGGTTCGGCTCTGGTTGACGCTGCTCCAGATCTGCTTGCAAGCGCAGCAAATGGCATTATCGATATCATCAACGGTATTTTTGGCACAAATCTGCCACACATCGAGGACATCGAATGGCCTACGTGGGCTGAAATCAAACAGGGTGTGATTAACTGGTGGACTACCACAAAGGCCAACATCGCCACAATCGTTGACAAAGTCCTTGCCAAATTCGGTTTGCCTCCATGGGCAGATTTGAGCGCAGATATTTCTGCGTGGTGGGAAGCAACAAAAGCGAACATCATCAGCGTGATTGATGAAATTCTGCTTGCTTTTGGGCTTCCGTCATACGAGGAAATGGCGCTTGGCGTTTCTGTGTGGTGGACATCTACAAAGGAAAGCATCGTTGGCGCTCTTGATGAAATTCTGTTTTCTTTTGGCTTGCCATCGTGGGCTGAAATAAAAACGAACATATCCGAAGCTTGGTCATCTATAAAACAGGAGATTGGCGATTTTTTCACCGTTGATATTATACCAACATTATCCGGAGAGGCTTGGTGGGAAAAACCAGAAGCCGAAGATGGTAGCTACGAACCTAACTTTTGGGAAAAAATCTTCGGAGGTGCTTTTGGTGACCCGGAAAGCGCTCAGGAAGAATATCTCAAAGATTTAGGTATTGACACAGGGCATCTGTCGAGGGTCGCAAAAGCAGATGTAGATTCTGCCATAGCAATTTATGGAAATGCGCCTGAAACGGTTATATCCAAAGCAAACAGGGCCAAAGCGCTTCTGAGAGCCAAGCTCGCCATACAAGAGGGAATCGGCTCCGCAACCAAAACCGCCGTCGATGCCTCCGACGAATCCGGGGAGTATACCGCATACGGCGAGGAGGTCGCCGGTTATGTCGCTGATGGACTCGCCATGGGTGCGATCGAGCTGGAAGACGCTGGCCGAAAAGCCATGCTTTCCTACGCGCAAAGCGTAGAAGGGCAGCAAGCGTTGGTTCGTGTTGCAGGCCAAAAAACCGTTCAAGAACTCGTGCGTTCTATCGAGGAACAGAAACCATCTATTCAGGCCGCAGGGCAGAATGCTGCGAAAGGGTTTGCTTCTTCAATCGAAGGCCAGCAAGCGGCAGTCCAAGCAGCCGGTCAAAAAGCCGTGCAGGGATTCGTTTCTTCCATCGAAGGCCAGAAACCATCTATTCAGGCTGCTGGACGAAACACAGTTCAAAGTTTCGTGTCATCTGTCGAAGGCCAGAAAGCATCAGTCCAAGCCGCCGGACGGGAAATCGGTCAAGCCGTTGGCCTTTCAACCTCTGAAGGCGTGAAAAACTCCGTTTCCGGTGTCTCGTCTGCTCTTTCGTCTGCCTTATCTTCTGCATATTCGACGGCATCTGCACGCGCAAGCGACTTTAGGCGTATTGGCGAGATGATTGCTTCCGGTGTTGCAAGCGGCATAAACAGCGGAATCGATAGTGTTGTATCCGGCATTACGAATTTGGTTGACCAAGCTCTTGCAACTGCCCGTAGAAAAGCCCAGATCAACAGCCCGTCAAGACTTTTCGCCAATGAGGTCGGCGTTTACATTCCGGAGGGCGTGGCCATGGGCGTTCAAAATGGCTCCTATGTCCTCAACAACAGTATCAGAAAAATGATCGACGATTCTCTTCCGGATATGTCCAACTATGGCGGTGGCCTTGGATCTTGGCAGCGTGTGCAACAGCTGACAGGCGGCGGGAACTCAGTCAACCAGACCATCAACTTTAACCAGCCTATCCAAACCCCGGACGAGGTCGCTCAAGCGATGTATGAGATCGCCACATTCCCAATGGCAGGAGAGGTGATACCATGAGGCCAACTATCTCGTTTTTGCGCTCTGACGGCCAGTCTTTTGTGGTTGACGGAAGCACCTTCGACATTACCCACATGGATGGCATTGGAGCGCCAAGAGTGGAGATTTTTACCGAAAAAAAGGCGATAGGTGACGGCGACATCGTAACAGGTCGCCGCATCGCCGCCAGAACGATCAATCTGGAGCTGAGCAACCGTCTTTCCAATCTCAATCGCCAAATGCGAAAGCTGGCTGGATTGTTTTTTAATCCGCGTTACGATTTTGATGTGACCATCCAGTATGAGGGTGTTGAGCGTACGGCTCCGGGTTGCCAAATCAAATCGGTAGATATGCCGACAGATAACATCCACAAAAAGCTGAGACTGTACCTAACGCTTTTTTGCCCGGACGCTTACCTTCTTGGCGAGGGCCTGCGTGGCGCAAACATCAACAACGTTACTCCGGGATTTGGCTTTCCGTTTGTGTCGCTGGTTGGGGTTGGATTTAATTACTCAGTTTTTGACTTCACGAGCAATGTCGTCATTGAAAACGATGGAGATGCTCCAACATACGTTCGCGCCATTTTCACAGCCAAAGGCCCCGTACAAAATCCAAAGCTTATTAAAGACGGGGCGCAAATCAGGATTATTGCTACCTTAACAGCAGGAGATGTGCTGGAGATCGACACCGAACAAAACACGGTGACCCTCAACGGTGCAAACGCTGTCAATCTGGTGGACAAAACCAGCGATTTTGCTGCCATGGAGTTGGCCATCGGTAACAACACCATTAGCTTTGGTGCTGACATCGGCGACAACCTGCTGGATGTTTCTCTGTTCTACGCCAAGCGATATCAGGGGGTGTGATGGATGCATCTGATGGGTCTCGACCAATCATTTAATAACATCGGATTTATCAAATTCACCAACCTACAATGGAAACGCCGATACTACGAGCCGGGGCAATTCTCCGCGCAGATCCGCGCCGATGACTATGATCCGTCCATGGTTTATCTGATCGCCCTCGATCGTCCGGAAGTTGGCCTGATACAGCGAATCCGCACAAACGATACCGTAAAAGGATCTTTTGTGCAGCTGGAGGGATTTTTTGCCGAAAAGGAATTGAATAGATCGGTGATTTATCCCCGTTTTCAGAGCCGCGGAACTCCACCTCAAATTGCCAGAGACGCCGTCACAGAACACCCGCCCGACGGTCTTTCAATAATCGTGGACGGTCCTCTTTCAGGCGGTCAGGCAACCTCTGTTGACTGGCTCGGACAGCAGCTCGGAGAATCCACATACGAGCTTTTGCAGACGCAAGGCTACAGCCAGCGAGTGACTTTGGATTACCAGAACAACCAGCTGCACTACAGTGTGTGGCAAGGCCTTGACAGGACGCAAAAACAAAACGTAAATCCTTTTGCTATGTTTTCTGATGCTTCCGCTTCCGTGGATCAATTCAAATTGACGGAGGACGGCAGCGGATATAAAAACTTCGCCGTGATCGGATACGGAGGGGAGGAATCGCCTCAATTCATGGAGGTGGACCTCCGGCAACCAGGGGAGCCAAAACGGCAGATTTTTTTGGACTACATCGGCAGCAGCGAATCGGAGGAAGCGATGATGCAATCCGCAGTTGAACAATTGCAGCAATATCAGCGCGTGCGCAATGCCGAAATCAAAACCATCCAATATGGTTTGGTTTATTTGCGTGACTACGACCTCGGAGACAAGTGTGATGTGGTCAACCACCGACTGAAAAAATCATATGAAACTAGGATTATCGGCATTGATGAGGTGGTAAAGGGAAATCAGCACACTGTATCGCTCATCACAGGCGAAAAAATCCCAACAAATTACGGAAGCCTGTCAAGGCTTGCCAGAAACGTAAGGAGATGATTGTATGGAACCGGTTGCTCTTGGTGGCTTCCCTTTTGATAGCCAGATAACAGGTTATCAGCCAGATGGATTGCCAATTTACGACAGGGCGAGCAATTCGGAGGAATTTGCAAGTCTTATTAAAGGTTTTTGGAGAGACGGCGTTTTTGGCACCGATGCGCTTACAGTCTTTGCTGGCTCTGGAATGACAGCGACCGTGGGAGCTGGCAGCGTTCTCGTGCAGGGCCGTGTCGCAAAAATTACATCACCCAAAACCGTAAATTTTGAAACTGCGAATTCTCAACCACGATTTGACATAGTTGTAGCTCGTAGAGATCTATCCAATGCTGTTCGAGACATTGTTCTCGATGTTGTAAAAGGAGTCCCGGCATCAACTCCGGTCGCGCCAGCGCCTGTCAGAAACGCAACGATTTGGGAGCTTTGCTTGGCTATTGTCAAGATCCCGGCGAATGTTGGAATGGTACAGCAGCAAAACATTACAGATACCAGGCTTGATAGAAATCTGTGTGGAATTGTAGCCGCTACCATGACCGATATTGATACAAGTCGTTTTTATGAGCAGATACAAGCCGACCTTTCGTCTTTTCGAGAAGAGGAGCAGGCGCAATTCGATTCTTGGTTTGACTCTCTTAGAGACATATTGGATGAGAATGCTGCCGGAAATCTGTACAACAAGATAGAGAGCTTGACGGCGGCCGATGTTGGAGCATTGCCTGCAAATGGCACAGCAGCGGACGCAAGCAAGTTGGGTGGAAAAGAATCTGCCTATTATCTTAACCTTGCAAACGTTGTGCCAGATGGTGCAGGCGCACATAACGCAGTATATAGGGGTAAAAATTTAGGAACAGCGGTAACAGCGGAGCAATATGCTGCCATCGCAGATGGCACATTTGGAGATTTGTTTATTGGTGATTACTGGACTATTGGTGGCGTTAATTATCGTATCGCCGCCTTTGATTACTACCTCACTACAGGCGATACTGAGTGCACCACTCACCATGTTACGTTAATACCTGACACCAATATGTATACAGCTAAAATGAACGATACAAGCGTAACGACAGGGGCATATGTTGGCTCAAAAATGTATACAGAAGAGCTTAATCAAGCAAAAACTACAATCAATAATGCATTTGGTTCTGCCCATGTTTTGAATCATCGTCAGTATTTGCAGAACGCTGTCACTGATGACTACGCTTCTGGCGGGAGTTGGTACGATTCAACCGTTGAGCTGATGACGGAGCAGAATGTGTACGGCGGTAAGGTGTTCGGCAACTGCCAGAACGGTACTGCGCTGCCTAACTCCGATACGGTGGACAAGTCCCAGTATCCTCTGTTCGCTTTCCGTCCCGACATGATCTGCAACCGTGCGTGGTTCTGGCTGCGTGACGTAATATCCAATGTCCGTTTCGCCGCTGTCGACACCTACGGCTGTGCGTACTCCGTCGGCGTTTCTTACACTGGCGGTGTGCGTCCCGCTTTTTCCATTGTCGGTTAAGAGGTGAAAATAAATGTATACAATAATACTTACAGACGGTACAAGGCTTGAAAATCTCGAACTTAACGGTAACAATTTTATTTCCGCAACGATCATTGACGATACTGTTTTTGATGGCAATTTATCCTCAGTAACCATTACAAACGGAGACACGACCGAGACCTATACGGAAATGATGCTGTATAGCAACCGCATTGATAACGGCAAAACATGGTTTGTCTTGGGTGAGAAAACGGAAGAGCAAAAACTTCGGGAACGTATTGCATCGCTTGAAGAGCAGATTGATATGCTGCTGTCGGGGGTGACGGCTGATGAGTAAAAAGTGGGCTAACGTGTCTGAGGAAAAGCGAAAGAAAATCTTTGCTTACAATCAGCAACGGGCAGCGGACGCAGGGAAAGCAGGAGATTTAATGACCCTGCTTTCTGCCCTTCCTCCCGGTCAGGTTAAGCAATTGCTAAAGGACAAAGTCTGCGCTGCCATCCTTGCCAAGTATGGTATTACTGACAGTTAAAAGGCAGGTGATGATTAATGATTTCTGTCGATGATTTTATCTTGGCAGTACAAGCGATATCGGCAACACCCGGCCTGACTTACCGCACCGGTGGTACCGGCACGGATGGCACGTGCGACTGCATCGGCCTGATTATGGGGGCGATGTATGCGCTGGGTCATCCAAAATATGACCTCCACAGCACCAACTATTTCGCCCGCTGGCAGATGCAGACCCTTGCGCCTGTCAGCGAGGTTGTGTTAATGCCGGGAATGCTCCTGTATAAGGCACGGACAGACGCAGGCGACTTGCACGCACGCTACAAAGACCCAGGCGAACGCTACTACAACGGCGACCTTCGGGATTGGTATCATGTGGGCGTTGTGACCAGCATCAGGCCGTTTCTGGAGATTACTCACTGCACCAGCGGCAACGGCGTTGATGGCATCCAGATCGACACCAGCACCAAAGGCTGGACGCACGCTGGCATGCTCAAAGGTGTTGACCATTCTGGTGGCGCGACGGAAAGCGAGGAGGAAACTGGAATCATGACCTATCAGGCCATCGTGTCGACCCCTGACGGAATGCCGCTGAAGATGAGAGCCAAGCCGAACGCAAACGAAAAACTGTACTGGAAGATCCCGAACGGAACCAGATTAACAGTCACCGAATCTGCACAGGGCTGGGCGACCGTAGAATGGGAAGGGAGGCTCGGGTATTGTATGTCGCAGTATCTTGTTCCGGCTGTCGTACAGGCCGAAAACGGGCCGTCTGAGCTTGATTTTTGGGTATCGTTCGGCGGCGATGCAACCAGCATCTTGATGGCCATGAATGATAAGCTGGATGCGATTCTGGCGAAGTTGGAAGGCGGTGGTGCCGTTGGGTGACATGATTGTAAAGCTCGCGGCGATTATCGGCGCAGCTGGAACCATCATCGCGGCTGTGGCGGCTATCTACAAGACCCTGCGCCGCATCGAAAACATGCTGACAGGGGTTATGGACGATATTGCTGATCTGCAATACGAGCGTTTGGCGCAGGCCCATGATTTTTACATGGATCGTGGCTGGTGCCCGGCATCCAAAAAGGCTCAGCTTTGTATTATCTATAAGAGTTACAAATCAAAGGGCCGGAACCACCTGACAGCGCACTACGAAGAGAATATCTTATCACTGGCTGAAGAGCCTATTAGAAAGGATTGATTGAATGATTAACTGGAAGATTCGACTGATGGACAAAACTTTTTGGGTGCTGCTGATCCCCGCTGTTTTGACGCTGGTACAGGCCATCGCTGCTGCCTTTGGCTTTGTGCTTGATCTGGGCGACATCGGCAACCGGCTGCTGGATATTGTGGAAGCTCTGTTTATGGTGCTTGCTATCATCGGAATTGTGCGAGATCCAACCACTCCCGGCGTTGATGACAGCCAGCGGGCCATGGCCTATGTGG